TCAAGGCCAAGGGTGCAAAACTGTATCTTGGTCCGGAAGATGTGGCGGCATACCTGAATTGCAGCATACCGACAGCAAGGCAGTATATGCACCGTCCGGGCTTTCCTCTCATTCAGCTGGGAGAGAACGGCACCAAGTTGGCTGTGTTCGCCCCGGCGTTCCACGCCTATAATGCAGGCAAATATTGATTTTGCAGTCAACTGCAAAGGAGAATAACAATGGATAATGAGAAGTTGAAAGAGATACTGGAACGCCACCGTAAGTGGTTGAACGATGAGGACGGCGGCGAGAGAGCCGACCTGCGTGAAGCCAACCTGCGTGGAGCCAACCTGCGTGGAGCCAACCTGTGTGAAGCCAACCTGTATGGAGCCGACCTGTATGGAGCCAACCTGCGTGGAGCCAACCTGCGTGGAGCCGACCTGTATGGAGCCAACCTGTATGGAGCCGACCTGCGTGAAGCCAACCTGCGTGAAGCCAACCTGCGTGGAGCCAAAAACATTCCCTTCATACCGCTTGTGTGTCCTGAAAGAGGCTCTTTCACAGCGTTTAAAAAGTGTGGCTCATACATTATCGAACTTTTGATTCCACAAGACGCAAAACGCTGTTCAGCAACCACGAGAAAGTGCAGAGCCAGTTATGCCAAGGTGGTGGCTATCACGAATATGGACGGTAGCCAGGCTGAAGTCGATCATGTGACCAACCATGCTTATGAACCGATTGAATATAAGATCGGCGAATATGTGCATCCGGACTCTTTCGATGATGATAGATGGAACGAGTGTTCGCATGGCATTCATTTTTTCATCAACCGCCAAGAAGCGGTGGAGTATTAAGGAGAAAACCAATGACAAAACGAGAAAAGGCAGGAATTGTGCTGGTGGTCACCGGCTTTCTGCTGGTGCTGTTTGGTTGCTGTCTGGTGGCGGACAATCCGTACTGGTGGGTGTCTGTAGCAATCAGCGGTGCCGGATGTGGCCTGATCGCCCTGGCAGTGTTCGTACTGCCTAAGGACGAGGACGAGGCCCGACAGGACAAGCAGCTGGTGGTTGAAGATGATAAGGATAGAGTGGTGCTGCTGGCGCCGCTGACAGACTTTGAATTGGCGTATCTGCACGCCATTCAACTTGGAAAGGATGATGAAAATGGACGATTACATTGATTTGGTGATTGCTAAGCTGGATGAGGACCACATTGTCCTGCGGGCGCCGTGGAATACCGTTAGAGCCGGCGACACCGTGTATGTGCGGGGTGACGGCAACTACGAGGCACTGGAAGTCATCGCAGAACGGAAAACCAAGGCTTTGATGGAATTGCCGAAAGTGACCGCCATTATGCTGCCACTGGAGTATGACGACGAACAAAGCGGCGGGCAAAAAGAAAAAGCCGACTGAGCGACCAGTCGACTTGAACACAGGCGGCGAAAAGAAAGTAAAACGCCTGCGTTAATTACATTATATATAAGGACCGCAGAGAAGTCAAGGACAAGCCGTGCGGCAAGGGCAAAAAAAGGGGTCTGTGCTCCTTTTTTGCTCCTCGTTCAAAGTATTATTTTTAGGCGCAAAACCCCAACGGCAAAAATATATATCGCTTGGCATTCTTCAGCGGGTTCAGGCGCAGGCAGGAGACCGGCGGCAACAGGGTGTGCACCCGCGCCGCATAATGAGGAGCTGTGCTCTGTGGGAATGTGGAACACGCCGGTGAACCGGTGGGAAACTTGCTTTTCCACCCGGGAGCCGATCAGCGTTTTCCAGCATTTCCACAGTGTGCCGATCCGTCAGAAAGGAGCAAAACAAAATGCCATGGGTGCAAAAGACCACCCACGCAGGTAAATGTATCTACATTCAGCGGCATTACTCCTCCCGCTATGGCAGCAAGAATAAATGCACCAGGGGCAGCAATTACGGCAAGACCAGCGAGGCACAGGCGGCGGTTAACAATCGCCAGGCGTGCCTACAACAGGAGATGATCTTCAACGCCAACTTCGGACCCGGTGACCTGACCGCCACTTTTACATTCCGAAAGGCGGACAGGCCCAATGACCTGCAAGAGATCAAGAAACTGTGGACCGCCTATATGGCCAAACTGAGATATGCCTACAAAAAGGCCGGCGTAGACTTCAAGTGGATGAGAGCCATTGAGACACCGGACAAGAACCCACATATCCACTTGGCGCTGTCCGGTATTGACTTGACCAAGCTACCAAGGTGGCCTTATGGCCGAGTGGAGTATGTACCGGTGGACGACAGAGACCACCACACCTACGGCGGGTACCTACGCGAGGAGACCCACATCAAGCAAGGACACGAGGGCAAGTACACAACGGCCAAGTCCAGAGTGTGCTTTAGCCGCAGCCGTAACCTGGTGGTACCGGAACCGGAATACAAAATCATACACAACGACCACTGGGCGGATGAACCAAGAGCACCAAAGGGCTATTATGTTGTCCGGGACACCCTGAACAACTGGGAGGACGAAGTCACCGGGTTCAAGTACCAGTCCTATGTGCTTTGCCCGATCTCAAAGAACCAACCGCACCGGCGGTGTTAGGAGGGCGACAATGACATACATACAGCAATGGGAACAAATGCGGGACAAGGTGCGAAACTTGGAACAGGAACGCCAAACCCAGCTGATCTTGGCACCGCACAACGCCTACGGCTTCAAGCTAAACATCAACCACCCGCTGATCCGGCCTAAGTGGGACGCCTTTAAGAGCACCAAGGGCCTGGGCCAGTATGGCATGACGGACGATCTGCGCCGGGAATTTGAGGAGGCAGTGCTGGCCAGTAAGTACATGCAAAAGTGCATGGAGCAGGAACAAAGGAAGATTGGCGCCGTCGAGCACCAATTCATCCGTATGGCCTACTCCGTAGAGAAACAGGCAGCGGGCTAATGGGTACCCAAGAACACTGGACTGCTGCCCAGTACCAGGAGTATCTCCGGCAGCGGGCCAAAGGCGGGAACAAATACCACGCAGTAAAAGCCCAAATGGACGGCCGCACCTATGACAGTCGGAGCGAGTGCAAGCGGGCAAAGGAGCTGCAACTGTTGGAACGGCACGGCCTGGTGCGCAACCTGCGGGAGCAGGTCCCTTATGAGTTGATCCCGGCAGGGGTCGGCGAACACCGAAAAGAGCGCCCGGTGATTTATAAAGCGGACTTTGTATATGAGGTCTGCCAGCCGGACGGCACCTGGAAATGGGTGGTAGAGGACACCAAGGGCGCCAAAACAAAGGAATACATCATCAAAAGAAAGCTGATGCTGTACATTCACGGCATCAGCATAAAGGAGACGGAAAAATGAATTTCAAAAAATTGCTATCCATTTGCAA